GTCTGCTTGAGTTGTCAAAGTATTTTGAACTGTTCCAGCAATCGTTGGGTGATTAGTCGCAAATAATGCAGACCCATCTCCAGAGAGATAAGTTGCCGTTTGCGGTAGCCCATTGATTAATGGATCAACTGCTTTGATCTGTTTAGTATTCGCCATGGATCTAGCTAATGCTTTTGTATATCTAGACGCAAGTCTGTCGTACAAATTATCCTCGATCGCTTCTTCAGTGATCGCGAATGCTAATGCAATTGTTTCCATCGTGTATCTTGCAGTATAAGTCTCTTGAGCATTGTCAAAAGTTACTGCAGAACCCTCAGGTTTAACCGCTGCATTTGCAAAACCAGATAACATAACTTCTTCTTCGAACGCTCTGTCCGAAGTTTCTGTTACGTATACCTCAGCATGCTGATTTTCATAACGTTTATATTCCAAGCCGAATAAAGCATTCAAACCTGGCTCTAGTTCTTTAACTAGTTGTCCTCTACTTATTGCCATGTTGTCCTCCTATATTCCGGCTGTGCCATTAGCTAAAAAGTGAGAATTCACTTTAACAATCCAATTGACATGAGAAGAACCGATTTCGTCGTTATCGATATTCTTCGTCACCCCAAGGATTTTTAGCTGCTGGGCTGTTGTTGTTAACGTGTCGTTATCCAGCTCAACTCTCGATAGATAGTTTGCTGAATCTCCGGCCGTGTATTTTATGTCCGCGCACAAAAAGATATTAGTCTGCGTTGAAGCAGCTGTATCTGAAGATTGTATTTCAAATCTTTCGTACGGGTCATCGCTTACGAAACCAACAATATCAGTTGCAGTGTTAGCTGCTTTGAGATTGTTAGCCCACGTAGGCTTACTTGTGTTTGCGTCAGTATAATAGATACCATTAAGTGCACCTAAGATAGTAGCAGTTGTAGTTGATACTACAGTTATGTAACCAGTTGCCGCTGCCGAAACAGGGTCATTTTGGTACATAGCATCACTGCTAGCATCAATGCTATACTCAGATAAACCTTGGTTGTCATCATTCTGACCAACTTTACCGATCGGTCTTAGACCGAACGCTACTGTTTGATTTGCCATGATGGCCTCCTTATAGACCTGCCCTTGCGGGCCTCCAGTCCGTTAGTTTATCTTTGAGTGGTTAGAATCGTTAAAAAATTAACTTTTCTTTGAGCCACCAAAAGTTACGCGAGATTGCCTCTCAATATTGATAGGCATACTCTGGTGCTCTTCCTTCAGGAGATCCTTGTCCAGCGCTTCGACTTTATCGTTGTGTTGTTTTGCATAATAGTCGCCACGTTGTTTTACGATCTCATCAGGTACCCTTGCGAGCAAAAGGCCTCCAACTCCGATCACACCCTTGTACTTGCCATCTTCAACAACTGGATAATCTGAATCCGGATATTCATCTGATCTAACTAATTCATAACCAGACCGTAGTCTGCCTTGAATATTCTTAGAGTCATTGAATCCCAATGATTCTGATCTTAGCCATCTATGTTGAAATCCTGTTGGCGCAGGGGGTGCATCTAAAGATGATGGTGGAGCCCAAACTTTTTTGTGAGATTCCTTTTCTCTAGTTTGACTCGCACGGGAAGTTTTTTTTTCTGTACTCATATGCTTATGACTCCTTCGTGATGTTTAATTGTTTCGCATACTCTTCAAGTGGCACACCTAATTTTTTAGCGATTGAAACTTGAGACGGCGTGAGCCTCACTGTTTTGCGACCGGTCTTTGTACTTCGCTTCGCTGAAGCTACTGTTTGTACGGGTTTGGTCGTTCCTTCCGCTAATGTTGTTCTATCAAATTTATGGGGAAATTCAAGTCTTATTCTTTTATTTATTTCCGCATAATATTCGTCACTTGAGGAATCAAATCCTTCTTTTTCAGTTAGGGTTTTATGAAGGTCCATAGCAGTATAAGTCATGGCATTGTTTTGTCCAAACCATGAATTTTTCTCTGCCCAGGCTTCTGCTTTAGGATCTGGTGTCCCTTTAGCGGCTAACGATCTAGCAAGACTTGGTGCTTTTTGGGTTGATTGTTGTTTATTATACTCTTCTTGTGCAGCTTTAGTTTCCGTAAGTTGCGCTTTTTTAACACCTAGTTCAGATATATTTGCTAATGCATCAGCTTCTGCGCCTAGATCATTTGCTTCTCTAGCAGCAGCAAGTTTTGCTTTTGCAGCCTCTATTCCGGATGTAATGCGTTCTTCAGAAACAGACAAGTAACTTGGTTCAAGCTTCGAGATTTTAGCATCAGTTCTATTTTTTGCTACAATCATTCTCTCGGCATAAGTTATTGCTTCATCTTTTTGCCGTTCTGCTTCTCTCCATTTTTTAGTTAGCTTTGCTATTCTTTTCTGAACACCTTCAGAGTATTGTTCTAATTCTTCTTCTTTCTTTTCTTCCTTTAATTCTTCTTTAACTTCTTTCGGTTCTTCTTTAACTACTGGGTCTGCACCTGCCAAGTGTGCGGGTTTTTCTTCAACTACTTCTCGAACAGTAGGTTCTTCTTTTTGAACAACCTCTTTTTCTTCAATAGTAGCTTCGTCTTTTTGTTCAGGGATATCAACATCCATTGCTGGACCGGATGTGTCAATATCTACTGTCTTTTTTTCTTCTGCTTCTGGCATAGTTATCTCCTATGTTAATATTGATGAAATATATCTTCGGGATTATCGATGGTTGCTAAAATTTCATCGTCGTTTAGCAATCTTACTTCCCCGCCATCTATCAGGATTCTTGATCCTGCGTATCTTGCAAAGATCACCCAGTCGCCTTTTTTACACCAAGGTCCTTCTGGGAATTTTTCTTTGTTATAACAATATGGTCCCATTCTTAAAACAAGTCCACATGTTGAAGCGACTTGTGATCGCTCAATAGTTTCATCAGCTAGCACTACACCACCTTTAGTTTTTTCCCCCATCTTAAATGGTAAAATTAACATTCTCCATCCCGTAGGATTAGGTAGTTTAGTTTCTTCCGTGTTTGCTAAATTTTTTTCTGCGGCCTTTTTTTGCTTTTTAGTTTCTACCGCTTGGTGGTCTTTGAATTCTTTGTACTGGTCTAATAGCGCCGGCTTAGTTTTTGGACTTGAGGTTGACGACTGTTCCTTCATTTTTTTGCTCCTTATTTAGCAGGTTAGAGATATCCTGACTGATTTTATAATAGGCATGTGCCTGTCCCATCATATATTTGTATTTTTCCATATTGTCAACCCCGCCGGCAATCATTGCGTCACCGATTTGTTGATATAATTCTTTAAGCTCACGTTGTATTTTACTAATTATTGTTAATTCGTCCATTTTATTCTTTCTATTATTTTATAAACCCTTTCGGTATAAATTGGGAACCATAATATTTATCATAACTTTTATTGCTTACTTTAACGCCTCCTAAACTTGAGCCACCAAAATAACTACCATTATAATCTTTTTGCGCCTGATTAATCATAGAGTTTGTTCCCCCATGACCAAAATGCTTTCTACCTTCTAGAGCTACTGTTCTTGCAGTTTTAACTACAGGTTTCTTCTTCTTACCCTGCATCTTCTGGATAAGTTTTTGAACGTCTTTTTTAGACATTAGACTTTTGTTCTAGCACCAATCAAAGTAATATTAGCATTAGAAGCTGTATTATCGATTGCTCTTCTACCTTTATTAATTGTGATGGCATTTGCGCCTAACGTACCAGTTGGTGGTAAACCTGAACTCGCTGGTGTTGGAGGAGTTATTCCTCTTCCGTTACCTGCACTTGTAGGTCCGTTTTTAATTAAAATTGAAGTGTTTATTCCTCTTCTATTCATTATCTGATCTCCTTATCTTATTTGTATGCCAACTTTTTTTCCACTCATAACTGCACCAGCTGAACCGCCATGTGAGTGTAATTCACGCACAATTCTTTTTTTCTCGGATTTTAAATTTCTTTTGCCTTTTCTTGAGTAAGCTTTTTCTGCATCTACTCTTCCAAGTTCTTCTAATCTGTTTTCACGGCTTGTGTTTTTTCTTTTAACTTTTCCACCTTTTTTTAAGCCTATGCCTTTTTTTAAACCTGGATCAATTTTATCCCACTCATCAGCAAAGATAACGTTGCCGCCCAACTTTTGGGTTGGTACTCTAACAGCTTGTTTTTTTTCCCACTCTGTTCTCTTATCTTTTTTGTCTTCTTTTTTATATCCACTTTTATCTGCCATAATATTACCTATTTATTTTTCCTCGAGTACGTTTGCCCCATTTTCCGTAAGACTCGTCTCTACGATCTTTCATAGATTGTTTCTTACCGGATTCTTTTCCAGTTCTCATTCCTAGAGATTCATCTTCTCTAGCTTTGTAACCTTGTTTTTTCTTTTTGGAAGCTCCACCTTTTTTGTATGGAAATCTTACATCTGATCTTACGCCGTTTTGTCTCATAGTTTTCTCCTTGATTGCTTATATTAGTTTTCTTAATTCATGTCTAGTCTATTTTTTACCACCCCTAAATATCTGAGTGCCCTTTATGCCAAAAATGCTGGCGCAGACTAAAATCCAGAGATTGGTAAACCAACTTGGAAGTGCCTGAAAATGCTCGAAGAAAATTTTAATCTTCTCCATAGCCGCCGGATCGTCCGACCAAACCCCCCAGGCCAAAATTATTATGGGGAGTGTGAGAATCGCCAAAACTACCTCGTCCTTATAGTCGTTTTGCCGAGCCTCTAAAAGTTTGCCCTGGTAAGCTTCCTCACCTCGGGCCATCTTAGACGCATGCATGTGTTGTGCATCCGCCATAGCCATCTTTGTCTCTTGACGCTTTTTATAAATGTGTGTTCCAGCGTTAAGAGCTAATTTAATAGCACCAAACCACATACTAATACCAAGTTGCGGTCTTGCTTTTCGATTTTAGCATTCTTTTAGTTCCTTTGACCTCAACTTTGTCGCCAGTTGGTATTACATTCCACTGCATACCATCAGCAAGAGTTTTTGATCTAGAATCTCTCTCCAAATTTTGACTTGGAGTTTCAATATCGATGCCACCTTTTTGGTAACCATCTTTATTAATACCTAATGCTTTGTTTGTATCTACTTTAGCCATTTTTCTCCTTATTTTTTACGTAACTTACCTAATGTTACAGCAAATCTCGCTCTTTGTCCAAGTTTTCCTGGTTTCTTAGCTGCTGCTCGTAACTTAGATGCTGGAATTGTTTCCCCTTTTTTAATTCCAAGGGACTTTCTCAATGCTCCAGGCTTTTTTATCGCTTTTTTTATGTTTAGCGTCATCTGTTTTCTCCTTTGTATTTTTCAATCTCAACACTTGGTATCATTTTATCCACACTTGGGATAGTTTTACTCAAAATTGTTTTTTCGATTGAAGTATCAGCTCTTAGTTTAGCTAATTCCTTATTTTGATCCAATTTCTCGTCTTGAGTATTTTGGTTCATCATTGCTTTCATACGATCGAGATTAATTCTCTCGTCATCGTATTGTTTTTTTCTAAAATTATCGGCTGCTCTAAGATCTAACTCTCTTGATCTTAATTTAGCGATCGGATCATGGTCAAATTGAGAAGTAATTTTCTTTTCTTCGTTCATAAACTCTTCCATCATCTCTGCAATTAAAATAGCCTTCCTTGCTTCAATTCTTTGTTGCATCATCATCAATTGCATCTGTACTTGTGGATTCTGTTGAGCCATTTGTTGCATTTGCTGTAATTGCGGAAGCTCTTCTTTAAATTCTAGTTCAATTTGTTCTTGAGCCATCAATGAAATATGTTCCATACAATTTTTTTCTAAAGAAGCCATCACCATCGGATTATTTCTAGCCATGTTAGTTGCCATAAAATTTAAGTGAGCAGTAATGTGCGCTCTATGATCTTGACCTGGAAAAGCTTGAAAAGGTTTTTGACCCATAGCCATAATATTTTCTAATGCAGGATCAATGGGTGTAGGTTGAGGTGGTTTAATCAAAAGTTGATCAATATCTTTTACACCTAACGCTTCATACATAGATCTATAAGCTTGATACATATTATGCATCTGGGGATTTGCGACTGCCAATTGCAACTCTGTTTGCGCAAGGGAAATACGCTGAGTTTGAGAGAAAATGTTAGGGTCCGCAACTGGCAGTATATCTACCCGATCATCAAAGTCTGCTTGCTTAATCATTCTTTGACCCCCAACTACATCGTACGGATATTCCGGTGGTAAATATAGCTTGAATACTCTAGCTAATAATTTGAATTCCTGTTTAAGAGCTGAGTAAATTCTTTTGTGTATTGCTGACATCGTTCTACTGCCTCTTTCAAGCAAAGCAACAGTTGTACCGACGGCTGCTTGTTGATTGCCATCGCCAACTTGTAGATCCGCGATTGATGCAAATCTTTGTCCGGCTTGGACAACAATACCCATTAATTGTAATAAAGTTTGAGAAGGCTCTTTAAATGGTAACATCATAAATGAATCTTTTAAGTTACCACCTGGAGCATCGACATCTCTAAACTCACCTGGTTGAATTGATTGCGCATCATCTCTAATTCTAATGCCACGCATTTTAAATCCGGCGGGTAAGTTGGAGAGCGTACCCGCATCCAATAATTGACGTAGAGCTGCAGTTGCAGTTCTTGATAAACCACCAATCATATGGATGAGACCGAAGCCATAGAAACCTAATCCTGGCAGAAATTTAAAATGAACAAAATAATCTATTTTATTTTTCTTCGGGTCTCCAATTTCATAATTTCTTTTAATAGCTAAAACATTTCTTGATGATTCTTCAATAGTTACAATATAAGGAATTTTAATTCCAGATTGCTCACCTGTTTCTTGATCAGTATCTTCAAAGCCTTCTAAGTCTAAATTAATGTGACATTCTAAAATAGTATAGACATCATCGTCTTTAGTTTTTCTTTGACCTTCTAATTCTCGTTCTTTTTTCTTAACGTCATCTTCTATTTGCGCAGGAGTTCCTAATTCTATATCTCTATAAAATCCTGCTACTTGTTGTTTTCTTAATTCGTTTTTAGAAATTTTGATTCGATGCATGATTGCTTCCGCCTCGTCTAATGAGGTAGCCGTGTACGGAACAATCAAATCATCTGCAGGAACAAATTTAGAAGTCGCTGCTTCTGCAAGTTCATCATAATAAACTTTTTTAAATGCTGAACCTGCTAGAGGTAAGTAAAATAACATTTGATCAAAATCGGGCTCATAGTCTTTCATTTTTTCCATGAGCTCGTAGTTCATGTAATCTTTTACTCTCTCTGCTTGTTTTGTTTT